CATGGGGCGAATAAAATGCAAATATCGCAAGAAGGACTGGCGTTAATTAAGAAGTTTGAAGGCTGTGAGCTAGAGGCGTATCGTTGCTCTGCAAATGTTTTAACTATAGGCTATGGACACACAAAAGGTGTCAAAGAAGGCGACACAATAACCAAAGATGAAGCTGAGTATATGCTTCAAGAAGAAATGATTGAATACGAAGGTTATGTTAACGACATGGTAGATGTGGAATTGAATCAAAGCCAATACGACTCTTTGTGTGCTTGGGTTTACAATTTAGGACCTAACAACTTTCAAAGCTCTACGTTATTGAAGGTTTTAAATGAAGAAAAATATAACGAAATTCCACAACAAATTAAAAGATGGAACAAAGCTGGTGGTGAAGTATTAGACGGTTTAATACGCAGAAGAGAGGCAGAAGCTTTATTATTTGAAGGAAAAGAGTGGCACAAGGTTTAGCATGTCAGACAAATACACTATACTTGCCTCAGACACTTATGTGTTTAGGGTTGGGTCGCTACTATGTCACTACCTAGTTACTTAACCCGATTGATTTATGGGTGATATTTCTCTCAAAGATTTTGATATTCTTTCTGAACAAGACAAAGCAGAGGCTGTAGCCTTATTAAGTCGTTATGACCAGCTTGATAAACAAGATGTTTGTCAAAAAGACTTCATGGGCTTTGTCAAACACATGTGGGGCGATACTTTTATTGAAGGACGACATCACAGATTAATTGCAGATAAATTTAATAAAATAGCTGAAGGCAAGCTTAAACGCTTAATAGTTTGTTTGCCACCCAGACATTCAAAGTCAGAGTTTGCATCAACTTTTTTTCCAGCTTGGATGATGGGTTTAAACGGTGCTTTAAAAATTATACAGTGTACTCACACCGCTGAATTAGCAGTTCGATTTGGTCGTAAAGTAAGAAACTTGATAGACAGTGAAGATTTCAGACTTATTTTTCCAGAAATAAAATTACAAGCAGACAACAAATCAGCTGGTCGGTGGACTAGCAACATGGAAGGTGAATTCTTTGCCGCTGGTGTTGGTGGTGCAATCACAGGTCGTGGTGCAGATTTACTTATAATTGATGATCCACATTCAGAGCAAGACGCTTTATCACCCAAATCATTAGAATCAGCTTATGAGTGGTACACATCAGGACCCAGACAAAGATTACAGCCGGGAGGCACAATAGTTATAGTAATGACACGCTGGAGCACTAAAGACTTGGTTGGTAAGGTGATAAAAAAACAAGGTGACGACAACGCAGATCAATGGGAAGTGATAGAGTTTCCAGCCATTATGCCAGATTCACAAAAACCGTTATGGGGCGAGTTTTGGAAAAAAGAAGAGTTGTTGTCGGTAAAAGCATCACTACCAGTTTCTAAATGGAACGCACAGTGGATGCAAAACCCTACCTCTGAAGAAGGTTCCATTGTTAAGCGTGAATGGTGGCAAAAATGGGAAGGCGAGGACATACCAGACTACAGTTACGTTATACAAAGTTACGACACAGCTTTTTCAAAAAAAGAAACGGCTGACTATTCGGCTATAACTACTTGGGCTATATTTAAAGATCGTGATGAAATTGAACAAATAATACTATTAGACGCAAAAAGATTCAGGGTGGATTTTCCTGAATTAAAAAAGATTGCTTTTGAAGAATATAAATATTGGGAACCAGATTGTGTTTTAATTGAAGCAAAAGCATCTGGAACGCCATTAACACAAGAATTAAGGCGTATGGGAATACCAGTTACGGCTTATGCACCAAGCAGAGGACAAGATAAAATTGCCAGAATGAACAGCGTGGCTCCTATTTTTGAATCTGGTATGGTTTGGGCTCCAGAAGAAGATTACGCTGATGAAGTTAGAGAAGAAATGGCATCTTTTCCGTTTGGAGATCACGATGACTTTTGCGATAGTGCCACTATGGCTCTAATGCGATTTAGGCAAGGTGGTTTTTTATCTTTAAAAGAAGATTATCAAGACGAAGTAAAGTTTTTATCTAAGAACAGAACGGTGTATTATTAATGAAAATATTTATAACTAGATTTATACACGACACAAAAGAGTACGAAGGTCCTGACATACACGCAGAAAATATAGAACAAGCTGAATTAATAGCAGAATCGCAAGGTTTAATTTTAGAAGGCGAGCTTACAGATTTATTTTCTTTGGGTGACGAAATGCGACCTAGAGTGCTACACTAAAAAATTATGGCAATAGACAAAGCATTAGGAACAGAAAACAACCCTGACATTATTGATCAAAACAGGGCAATAGAAGTAATACCAGAACAATCTCGTCAAGAACAAATTAGCGATGCTGCTCAAATTTTAGTTAACGAAGAAGAGGTGTTAATAACAGACGATCTGGAACAAGAACCAATGCCACCCATAGAGTTTGATTCTAATTTGGTTGATTTCATAGACGAAAGCGTTTTAAACAAACTTTCTTCAGATTTAATAAGCTCAGTGTACAGTGACAAACAATCAAGAAGTGAATGGGAAAAAACTTACACAGAAGGCTTGCAATACTTAGGAATGAAATTTGATGAAGCCAGATCACAACCATTTGAAGGCTCTAGCGGAGTTATTCACCCAATTTTGGCAGAAGCTGTTACCCAATTCCAAGCTCAAGCTTATAAGGAAATGTTACCAGCCAAAGGTCCTGTTAAAACAGAAATAGTTGGTGCGAGAACAATAGAAACCGAAAGCCAAGCCGAAAGAGTACAAGAGTTCATGAATTATTACATTATGAACGTAATGCAAGAATACGATCCCGAACTAGACATGTTGTTGTTTTATTTACCATTGGCTGGTTCTGCCTTTAAAAAAGTTTATTTTGATTTAGTAACAAACAAAGCAATATCTAAATTTATAGCACCTGAAGATTTAATTGTGCCTTACGAAGCTTCTGATATGTCTTCAGCAGAAAGAATAACTCATGCTATAAGTATGTCTCTTAATGAAATAAAAAAACAACAAGTTACAGGTTTTTATGCAGATGTAGAAATAAATGACGAAGATTATAGTGAAGATGATTCTGACGTTAAAACACAAATTGATGAAATACAAGGCATAGAACAGAGTTATAAAGAAGACAGAAGCAGAACTATTTATGAAATTCACACTGTTTTAGACATCGAAGGATTTGAAGATGTAGATGCCAACGGAGAGCCTACAGGGCTTAAACTTCCTTATATCATTACTATTGATGAGTCTTCTGAGGCTGTTTTATCAGTCAGAAGAAACTACATAGAAGGTGATCCACTTAAAAATAAAATCAACTATTTTGTGCAGTATAAGTTTTTGCCGGGATTAGGTTTTTACGGACTAGGACTGTCTCACATGATAGGCGGCTTATCTAAAGCATCTACATCAATTTTAAGGCAACTTATAGACGCTGGAACGCTGGCAAATTTACCAGCTGGATTTAAAGCCAGAGGTATGCGAATACGAGATGAGGATGAACCATTACAACCCGGTGAATTTAGAGACATTGACACCACTGGTGGTTCTTTAAGAGAGAATCTTATACCTTTGCCAATCAAAGAACCAAGTAATGTACTTATGCAATTACTGGGTTTACTGGTTGATTCTGGTAAAAGATTTGCTGCTATAGCCGACATGAATGTAGGAGATAGTAACGCAGCTATGCCTGTTGGCACTACGGTTGCATTGTTAGAGCGTGGAACTAAAGTAATGAGTGCCATACATAAAAGACTGCATTACGCACAAAAGCAAGAATTTCAATTACTGTCTAAAGTTTTTTCAGAGTATCTACCACCACAATACCCATTCGCAATGGGATCGGGTTCGGTAGAAATAAAACAACAAGATTTTGATGGTCGAGTGGATGTAATACCTGTGTCCGATCCCAACATATTTTCACAAAGCCAAAGAATAACTTTGGCACAAGAGTTATTGCAAATGGTTCAATCTAACCCACAAATACATGGGCAACAAGGCATGTACGAAGCATACAAAAGAATGTACGCTGCTCTTGGTGTAGACAATGTAGAGTCTCTAATACCGCCACCACCAGACATGACACCTAAACCTGTTGATGCTGGTTTAGAAAACAGCAGTTTGATGCTTGGTCAACCAGCTCAAGCTTTTGAAGGACAAAATCATCAGGCTCACTTAGAAACCCACAAAAGTTTGTTTTTAACTCAAGTGGTTAAAGAGAACCCACAAATACAATCAATAATAATTAGTCATTGCATGCAACACTTACAGTTTTTATCTGCTGAAATGTCTGTGGAACAAATACCACAAGAAGTGCAAATGCAATTACAACAAGTGCAGGGTCAAATGCAACAAATGTCTCCACAAGAAGCACAACAAATGCAACAACAGATACAAATGACTTTAGATCAGTACAGTGCACCTATTATGGCTCAATTAACATCTGAGTTTCTGCAATCTATTGGACAAGGAGCAGACGATGATCCTTTAGTTGAAATAAGAAAAGCTGAGTTAGATTTAAAAGATAAAGAACTGGATATTAACTCAGAACAGTTTATGCAAAAACAAAATCAAAGAGCACAAGAAAAATCCGTAGATAGCGATTTGCAAGAACAGCGTATTAATGTGCAAAAAAGTATAGCTGATGATAAACTCGATGTAGCTATAGATAGATTGAAGCAAAACGCTGATCTTAAAATGTTAGAACTAGAAACAAAAATGAGGAATTAAAATGGCAACATCATTTAAAATAAAAGCAGTAGAAGAGTTACGCAAAGCAAAACAAATTGAAAGAGAGGCAGAGGCAATGGCTCACGCTCAGTCTGATGCAGCTAAGCATGCAAAAAACGTGGCTAATGAAAAAAGAATTGCTGACAAAATGGCTAGAAATGTCTACCCAGTAAGTTCAGTAGAAGAAAAAGCAGTAGAAGAAGAAGCAGTAGTAGTAGAACAAAAACCTAAAGTAAAAGCTAAGGTTAAAGCTAAAGCTAAACCAACAATTAAAAAGAGAGGAAGACCAGCTAAATCTAAAAAATAATGGATGAAATAAATTTTTTTGATAAATTAAAAAAAATAACAGAAAACAGAAAAGAGCAGATACAAGAAACTCTAATGTCTGGTGGTTTGAAAGATATTGAACATTATAAATATTTGCAAGGTGAGCTATCTGCTCTATACTATGTTGAGAACGAAATAAAAGAATTTTACAAAGTACAATAAATGGCAGAACTTAAATCAACAAACGACATAGTTGCAGATGCTTACATAGAAGAAGAGGCTAGAGTTCTTGATCCTACGCTTTTAGATCAATCACTTTTAGATCGCATGCCACAACCAACAGGTTGGCGAATGTTAGTTTTACCTTACGCTGGCAAAGCACAAACCAAAGGCGGTATACACTTAGCAAAAAGCACTGTAGACAGAGAGGCTTTAGCTACTGTGGTTGCCTATGTGGTAAAACAAGGACCTGACTGTTATAAAGACAGCAGTAGATTTAACGGAACACCGTGGTGTGAAGAAAAACAATGGGTTTTAATAGGGCGTTACTCAGGCTCTCGTTTTAAATTGGAGGAAGGTGCTGAAGTACGCATTATCAATGATGATGAAGTGATAGCCACAATTCTCGACCCTGATGACATAGTGAGTTTATGATGAATGAACAAGAAAATGCACAACAAATTCAGCCAGAGGCTGATGATGTTGAAGTAGAGGTAGTAGAACAGGACATAGTAGAAGCGTCTCCAGACGATGAGTTGGAGAGCTACACTAAATCGGTTTCTAAAAGAATAAATAAGTTAAACGAGCGTAATAGAGCTACTGAAGAAAGAGCAGCACAATTAGAGCAAATGCTGGCACAAAAACAGCAAGAAACAGCTTTTTATAGCCAAGAGCGTGTGCAATCAAGAGCGCAGTTGGTGCAAGCAGAAGAAAACGCAATACAAGCCAAAGAGGCACAAGCTGATGAGTTATACAAAAAAGCTGTAACTTCTGGTGATGCAGATTTAATGTCTAAAGCTGACACTTTAAAAAGTGATTTAAGCATACAAAAAGAAAAAGTTAGAATGGCCAAAGCTCAGGTAGTGCAACCCGTTCAACAACAGCAACAACAGCAACAACAGCAACAACCGCAACAACAGCAGTTGATGAAACCAAGTGATAAAGCCTTGGCGTGGCATGAAGATAATTCTTGGTACGGTGACGCTGATAACGATGAAACCGTACAAGCATCTCAATATGCTGACTATACACATATAGTTCTGATGCAAGAGGGTTATGAACCTGAATCAGATGACTATTACAATGAATTAACAGGCAGAGTTAAAAAAGTTTTCCCTACATTAGAAGGGCAAAAAAATGACGTACAATCAGAAGCCAGACCCGCTGTGCAAAGAGTCGCTTCAACTTCCGTAGGAAGTCGTCAAAAAACACAAGGCAAGAAGAACGGTGTGACTTTTTCTAAATCAGAAGTCGAACGTCTTAGAGGGTTAAAACCACACAATATGTCGGAAGACGCGTGGCTTAAATCCGTTGCTAAAGAGAAACAAAAAATTTCACAAAGAGAGGCAAAATAAGATGACTAATGAAATAGAACAAGAAACAATAACCAGAAAATCCCGTGAATCCGAAGACCACGCTAAAGAATCGAGAAGAACCCCATGGCGACCAGTAAGAAAACTAGAAACACCTCAAGCACCTGAAGGATATGAATATCGTTGGATAAGAGAATCAATGATGGGGCA